GTCAAACACAAGGTCTGATTCTTGCTGCAAATCTGAATACGTGCCAGCAGCTGTATTTAACTGGCCGCCCATGCCTGAATGGGCTGTGCAGTAGTAATAAAGCGTTGGTGCGCCATCTGCCAAATCAATCTTTGTGTAAGCGCCCGCCGATCCAGGTGTGCCGACAATTGTTACGCCTGTGGTGTAGGCAGAACCGCCACCATGCGTTCCATCGTTAGTTGCACTGATTTGCAGAGGATGCGTACTATTGCTGGAATCTGATTGATCAAAAATGTATATGTTGCCCTCGGTCAGGCTCAGCGTTTGATTGTCAACGCTCGACCCGTTAACTCGATATTTGTTTCCTCCGCCTGAAGCGACAACAGTTATGGCGTAAGTGACGGTAGATCCTTCGTCTTGCTCTTGTCGAATCTTGCTGCCATCCTCGGCAACAATATCTGAGTCAGTAGCCGTAAGATCTGACTTTCTAAAGTAAACCTCAACGTTTGTGTCGTCAGGGATCTCCCCGTCAAAGTCAGACCAAGTATCAATCAAGGCCAAGCGATCATCAATTAAATCACTGGTGTAAAGGCCACGAGCCGTAAGTACACGCTGCATACGCAGACTAAACTTAGCGCCAAGATCAACTATGTTTTGGAAGAAATATTCGCCATTTAAAAATTGATCTCCTTTTAATGAGTCAATATTTGCAGCAAAAGCATCAAGGTTAGGAATGTCGTCAAATGAACCGTCATGAGATAAAACTAATCCGTCATACGCGTCGCTATAAAAAGTTTGGAACCTGTCGCCAGGAAACTCTGAAGGAGTGTCTTCCCGTATAACTTCATAATTCAACCTAGGGATGTTGTCAGGAATGTTTATCAATGCACTAAAAGCATTTGCGCTACGTTGCTTTTGCGCGTTTTCAAACTTAAGCAAATATTCGCCATTAAGTAACGGCAACACCGCAGATGTTGTTCGAGCCTCAACTTTTCTCAGGAGGGTGCTATTAGGCCAGGTGCCAGTGCCGTCTGTCTTGCCTGTGTGCCTAATAACAGCAACAAAACTTTCAATCTTTTGCCCATTAGCTGTTGGCGACCAGCGCAAAATAACTTGGTCAACGCCAAAAGCCTCAATTGTTACTTCCTCTGGATCAGGCGGCAGAACAACTATTGGAAGGCCATCACTGCCGTCAGACGTACCACCAACACCAATCTCGCGGTTCACTCTTGCCCAAGCAGATTGGTGCTTGTCTGGTTCAGGACCAATAGCTTTTACTCGTGCATACAAACGCTTGCCAGGCTGCAGATTGGAATTAACATCCAAAAATGTATTGGCGGTAAAATCTTCATTCCAGTTGTTAGCTTCACCTACTTTCCATTGGACGCGAAATTGCGAAACAGAGCCAGTCAAACCTCTAGACCAAGAAATTGTCGCCCGGCTCGTCGTATTACGACCGTCGTCAACCTGTTGAAATGTAATTTGTAAATCTTGTGGTGCGCCAGGCTTTACCCCGTAGTAGAACGGAGGTTCCAGGTCTAGAGACGCATTCTCATCTTCAATAACGTGGTAAATTCCGTCAACGTGCCGTACTCCTACAACGCTATAAACACCTCCTTCTCCTTCTGCAACGGCTAGACAACGATATTTACGCGGAACGACAACGTCATTTGTAATCGCGTAAAGCGCATCATCAGGAGGTACTTGAGTGAAATTAGAACTAAGAATTAATCGTCGTGTTCCGCTTTTCCTTGCGATGCCGACAGTCTCTAGCGTGCCATCCTTCATGACAACGGTCAGTTTTTTATTTGACCCACTAGGCAACACTACAGGTTGATCTAAGTCAACAAACCCAACACGCGCACCAGCAATACGCCCAGCAAATCGAGTGCCAATCCTCATTTCATCTGACACTTCAAAGATTTGACCGGGCAATACATTCAGCCCTTCAAGACCAACCGAGAACGTGACGGTGTCATCATTTAATTTTTCAGATTGCAACATCCAACGCCCCATGCGTTGCGCTTGATATTTAGAGCTACAACCAAATGCAACGATAGATTTTTCTTGTACTCCGTATTTTTCGATTAAAGCTCTGTCTTCAATAACAATAAAGTTAGGCTTGAAGAAATTATCTGGGTCGTTGTAGCGAACACGAACTCTTGTGCTGCGAGTTTTAAGCGATGAACCGTTGTAAACAAACGCACCATTAACAACGTTTGAATTGCTAAAGACATGGATTGCTGCAAGGTCTGGCGCTGTACTGCCGCCAAGGTTCCCGTGGTCGGCGGTGACCTGTACGTTATCAGCCTTCCAAAAAAGCATTCCACGAAAAACGCTTGCTATATCTTGCAAGACTTCATAAGCGCCTACTTGCGAACCAAGCACCGTATTGATTGCAAAACGAGGTTCGTCTCCCTCAGGCGTTTCAACAAGTTCATTGCAGTACTTAGCCAGTTCAATTAAATCAACCCAGTTTAAATTTGCAGGAGTAATGAAATCACCCGCTCCATACCTTGTGTTGGTCAGCAAGTCATAAAAACAGCAAACTGGACAGGTTGTCCACTCTTTGCCTCTCTTTAAACTGCCATCGAATGGTTTTTTGTCAAATTTAAGTCTTCCGTCGCGTCGATCGTTTGTTCTCTGAACAGTAGCATTTGAAGGAATTTTAACTTTTAAACCTCTTATGTCATAAGCTCTAGAAGGAAGAGTATTGTATTCTTCTGAATCGATACTGAGGTGAACAAGCGCTGTGCGTGGATACGTTGTTTTAATTTTTTTGCCGACAATAATGCTGCTCCAGATAAGACTATCTGCGCGTTTGTTTGCAAGTGGCGTGCGTTTTGGCAAGTCCTCAAGGTCTTCAAAAGATATTTCAAAAGCATCTTCAGGATTTTCAAATTTTAGTTTTTTGACTTTAATGTTATAAGGGGCTTTTCTTTCACCTTTTTGATTTGCAAGGTAGATTGGTTGAGTTTTAAATTGATACTGGGAGGTTGAAATTCCCTTGATTATATTATCGCTATTTTGGCCTTCTACTAAAATGTCTATTTGATTATAGGCGCCATCTTTGTCTTGTATTTTAACCTCTAATTTAATTTGTGCAAAGAATAATTGTCCCCGTGCCAAGCCCTCTGCAGCAACACAAAATAGCTTTGGTACGTTAAAAACAAGCTGAACAAAGTCAGCTTCGGAATCATTGACAGCACGCTCAACCTGGCCTTTGCCATAATTTCGACTAATGACCTTATTGGCATCATTTACTTTTTCGCTATAACTTTTGCCAACTTGCTCATTAACGGAAATAATAGTTGTTGTAACATCACTTAAAAGTGAACTTTCTCTGAATCCATTCTGGCTGCCAGTCCCTTTTCTATAAGCGTAACTTACCAAAGGTGGATCGTTCCGTCTTTCTCGAAGCTGCTTCCGTGTTACAAGCGTTTGGTTTAAAAAAACGCTTTTTTCGGTAACTGCAAACCCATCGATAGGGCCTTCGCAAATAGCGTCAATAATCTTGAGACTAGTCTTAGAGTTGAGAGCCATAGGTGTTTACAAGAGATCCAAAAGACCGTAGCCGTAGGCCAGCAACTTAAGCCTAGTCCTAGGCCGGACGCCAGCTTCAATAATTTCTACTTTAATATCTAAATCATCATTCTTTCGACTAGTAAGAGAAGGAACTTCAAGCCTGTGCCCAAATGTAACGTCTGGACTTGGATTTGTTAAGCCTTGCACTGTTGTACGAACTGATGCTACATCGATATCATCCCCGCCTGTTGTAACCGCCAGCGTAATTTGATAAGTAATAAATCCATCCACCCTAGTGCTTCCTTGGCCAGCGACAAAATCATCCAAACCTTTTTCGATTTTAAAAAGAACATCAATTTCTTTTCGCTTGTTCGAGTTCTTTTTGTACTTAAGTGCGCCCCAACCTCTACTACTGCTGTTGCTGTCATACTCTGCTCCTCCCTCAAGCGGTTGCGGCTCATTAGGACCAAAAGTTTTGCCAATAAAAATCCTTTTATCGCGGTTTGGGTCTGAGCTGTTGACAGAAAGATTGCCCCTTTTGCTCTCTATTCCACCGCAATCTTTTAATTCTCTAGTCAGAGGTTCACCATTGATCTTAAGTGTGTTTACTCCTGGGGCTTGTGTTGCTGTTTGCAAAGGATCAGAGTTGTCGGTGACATCTAGATTTGCAGCGATCAAGTGACTACCAGTTATTACTCGTCCGTAAATAACGGGAAGTGTGTTGCCCGTTCCAACAGTGTTTGCGGGGCCAGTAAAGGAATAAGACTGATTGCCAGATGCGCCTCTTGTTATCCCTTCAGGGCCATTGCCGCGAACGTTTGAACCTTCACCTCTAATTCGATTTGCTTTTGGCAGTTCTGGTTGGGGCGAAATTAAATTTGCTACACCGCCAAGAATCATGCTGGCGCCAACTGCGCTTAATGCTGTGCCAACAGTTGTAAGCGTTCCAGCAAGGCCCG